TGCAGCTTCCATATGGTCAGCTCTCTCTTTTTCAAAAGCAAGCTCGCCACCAACTTCCAGTAGAGCAGCCTTAACTGCCTCTTGAGCAGTACGTTCAATTTCTTCTTCTGCAATTTCCATAACTTCCTCAATTGTCAGCTCGCTTGCAGCGTTTTCTGAATCTTTCTTTTCCGTCGGCAATGGTGTCGCAGACTGAGCCGTAAGATTCGCACAAAGTACGAGCATCAGAATTAGAAATACGCTCAATCGCTTCTTCACGTTTTTTAGCAGCTTTTGCATTTATCTCCTCGCTGTCATCAATGACTTCTTTTTCCTCGTAGCGTTTCTTATCTCCAATGAACAGCACAAAGAACACTGCAGAAAGAATCGCACCCAACCATATAAAAACTTTCTTAATCACTTTCCAAAGCTTCTTCATCAGATACCTTCCTTGGAATTTTGAAATCCTTAAACTTCTGAATCTCTCTTCCTGCAATTACAGTAAGAGCCACAGTCAGCCATTCAGCTCCGCCAAGAACTCCACAGCAAAGAAGTACAGTCGCAACAATAAAGATTACAAACTTCACGCTAAGAAGCTTTTCAATTAATCTTTGAAATCTAAAACTAATCATCCGCGTACTCCGTCAATTGCTTCTCTAATCTGTTCAAACTGATAATCAGCTCCAAACAAATCCACGTTGTCATCACTTGCTTTCTGCAATGCCTCACGGTCCAATCCTCTAACAACAATTCTGTAATCGTTTGCCTGGTAATAAGGCTTCATATCAGAAAGACTTCTCAATTCTGAATAAGGCTCCACGCAGTTAAGCACAACATCCTTTCCGCAGACTCCGGCTACATGACAAACTTCATTTTCCTTATAAACTCTGTTTCCAAGTTTTCTGTCATAAAGGGTTATAAAGAAAGCTGCCTGAATATCGTTCTTGTCCGGATTCTTTTTTGTAAAATACTTACGGTAAAGGCTGTCTGCCGTAACACGAATTGCACAGCCTGTAGCCAAAAGTAAAGCAAGACAAACAGAACCCGAACAGTCCGAACTTGTCAGATTTTCTTTTCCGCTTTCATATTTCAAAAACTGCATACGTCCTAAGAAATATCTGTAGCGTTCAGTTTCTGTCAGTCCTTCAACAATTTCTTTTTCAGCTTCAAGCATCAATCTCATTCTTAAATTATGGTTATCCATCACATCCCCCGAACCACAAGTGTTATTACTGTAACCGCCACATTAAAGCAGGAAATCACACAGGCAATTACAGCCATGTTTCTTCCGGCTTTTCCGTTGTCTGCCTTTATGTGTTCCTCAAGCCGTCTAGCAGTCGCACACACATTCGGATTGTACTGACACGCCGTACTTCTCGTATCAAGACAATCCATCCTTTTTTCAACAGCTTTCTTAAATTCTTTCATTTCAGATCTGAATCCAGAAAGCTCAATCTGTAAGCCGTTCATAGACTTAACCAATAATTCAATGTTTTCTATTTCCCACACCCCCTAAACAGTTTTTACAAAGAACTCAGAGCTGAACGCTTCATCTTTTTTATAGCGGAATGTCAGCTGCTCAATTCTTACTTTTTTAATATTTCCATTTTCCTTTAATCGCATATCCATACAGGCATCCACCCTGGCATGAATCAAAGGAAGAAAGGTTGTAACGTAATAGCCCTTAGTGTCCTTCTTACTTTCTGCAAGATAATCTCGTGCTCTTCTTTCATAAAAAGGAAGTCCGTCAAACTCGTCATCACTCAAATATTTAGAAGTAACGTTTTTAGAAATCTGTCCGTGTTCAGCAATTTCATTTTCATCTTTTACAAATACACAGAAGTTTGTTTCACTGATAATTGCTTTACCGTAGATAGAGGCTTTATAAAGTCCAATCAGATTTTCATTTCTGTCCAGCTGGATAACTGCCCTGTCGCGATAAGTCGTAGTGTCGTACTGAACAATAGAAAATCCATTCTCGCCATCTACAATCATATCGCGCAGGAACTCTTCTGCAGTCGTAACTTCTTCTGCATAAACTACATTGCGGCTTTTTCCTTCATTATTCTTTGCAGTGTAGATTGCCTGATAATCGTTATCTTTTATGATTTCCCTTGTATCTCCGGTAAACGGATAATAAGAATTCATGTTCTCGTCATACCACACAGGAGCGTCAGTATAAGTCCAGAGCTCCTGTCTTCCAGTCTCAACATATCGTGTATATTTGAGACGGATGTTATTTGCGTAACTTTCATTGTTATTAAAGAATCTGTAGTGAGTAATATTTTTCTCATTCAAAAAGAATCCGGAATCTTCACTGAACTCGTTTTCCAAATCGTATGGACTTTCAATAAAGCTCAGAGTCTGGTCTTTACCGCATTCCACACAGGCATTGTAAGCACGAGCCAGAGCACACAATTCTTTCCATGCAGTATTTTCAATTACAACATAAGCAATATTAAAAGGAAGCTCTCCGCAATTTATGTCACGAGCTTCTATGCCGGCTCTTTTTGCAATGATATGAACAATTGATTTTTCAGGCTGGGTTTTATCACATACAACCTTATGAACTGCCACCTCGCTGTCAGTCCAGTTTTTCTGTAAGCTTGCGTTATCCATTTTTACAGAGAGGTCCACAAGCTTGATTGTCGTAATCTTTTCATTAAAGCCTGTTTCCTGTACCTGAAAGCCGTTCTTATCTACAAACAAATTAAAACGCAGATAGCAGTTTTCAGAATTGCCGAATGCATACCAGATTAATACATTCAAGTCTGTTGTGTATTCACTGTCAGCCTCAATTGAATATAAGCCTTTAGAGTTATCAAGAATGATTTCGCCACCGTTGATTATTCCACCTTCAGAGCTTTTATAAGAGGTAATCACGCAGGAAAGAATGTCAGAATCTTTTACATAAACTTCCGTTCCGTCAGCTTTCAAAAAGCATACACGTGCAAAAGGTGTTATACCTGTATCTTCAAGAACAGAAGAAATTGCCGGTGGCAGCTCGTAGAATCTCACAGAACCACCTCCAGCTTTTCTTTTTCATTACGGATATTCAAAACCATAATCGAAGTCACGTTGAACTTCTGGAAGCATAAGACTGTATCAGCGCAGTTGATGTCGCATAAATCATCAAGAGGCTCTAAGTCATAAAGCTCAAGGCTTACGCCGTCATTTACATCAAGCGGTATTGTGAGTCTGTCAATTTTTTTATTTGAAGGATAAAACTCTGTACTCATAGGAAAGTACAAAGTAATCTGATATTTCGAATCGTTTGTATATTCGCCTGTAAGCTCAAACTTATAAATCAGCGGCAACACTTTTAAATCAGCAGTAACGTTGTGTCCGTTATAATGATAAGTGCGGCCACGCTCCCAGGAGAGGGCCGGCATATTTCCAGGCCAGCTGTCTTCATAAGAATCTTCCGAGCCTCTCAAATCAAAGCGGAACTTAAAGGCATCGCCGTTTGTTGCCCGGAGTTCAAAGCTTCTTACGAGTACGTTTTTGTAAGCTTTCTTTTCAAAAACTCTGTCAGTGTAAATATCAAAAGCCTGGTCATTGTAGAAAAGTAAAAGGAACAGAGCCGAAACATTCAGAGCCTCAAGGCGTGTTACAAAGCAGCCTGTAATCTCTTTCTTAGTTTCAATTCTTTTTTCCCTGTTCCTTCCACCAATTACGCAAGGCAAAGAATAGCCTTTGGACGCAGTTCTTACAGTTTCCTCGCTGTATGGTAATGGAATAAAATCACCGTCTTTTGCCACCGTCAGTGTGCAATCTCTACCTTGAATCTTCATGATTCAAGAGTAACATCAAAGTACAGTGCGGGAAGGTATATGTTTTCTAGACTTTTCCGCACTAAAAAGGCAAAATTCGTGATATAATCAACAATATGCTTACAACGCCGGATATATGGAATGACATTGCAAAAATTGCAGATAAACATTTCAAAGTTGATTATTCAAATGGAAATTTACCTGACCTCACAAACCTTGATTTCAATAAGCAAGAAAAAATAAATTCAAAAAAATACATGGAAGTAATTGAACGCCTTATTAGAGGATGTGATATTAATGGCAATTTTGATGAGAAGTTAGAAGAGCTTAGAGAATATACAAAAAAATATATTGATGAATCATTTCCTTTAATGCTTCCACAGACAATGACTAATATTCTACAAGGTTATCAGATGAATCAGTTTTGTAACTTGATTAATCCACCTGTTCAAGCTTTTGTGCTATATGTAGAACTAATCCGGCAAGTGTATTTTTATATTCAGGAAAAATATATTAAAAGAAACAAAGAAAATATTGAGATTGCTTTTGTTCACATATTTCTGGAATATTCGTTAGAACTTCTTACAGGTATTAATTCATTGCTTCTTGATAATAACCAGAATAGCGTTATTTCTGTTTACCGTACATTTTATGAAAACTATATAGTCTTTGCTTACTTACAAAATCATTCTGATCTAAAGCCTGCTTTCTTAGACCATGCAAATATGGATTATTACCTTTTACAAATTGAACACTTAAAACTTAATAAACAAGAACCTACTCAAGAACTAATAGAAGCAATTAATGCTTTAAATGATAAATATGGAAAAGAGTTCAAAAATGATTATGGCTGGGCTATACCTTTAAACAAAGAAAACAATAAATTAAAGATTATGTTTGAAGAATCCAATCTTGGTTCAGTTTTTAATTACTATTACAAATTAGCTTGTAAATTCACTCATGCAACATCTTTTTCATTAACAGTTAGACCGCCATTCAAAGATATAATCGGGTTCTTATATGCAATTACTGATATAATGATTAAAGAGTTTAAGGAGTTATTCAAATACATTCCGTTTAAGAATAAAAAAGAAAATGTACTTTTAAGCCAATGGATAAATGTTGCAACAATAAATCTTAATAAAGCAATAAAGGATTTTATATAGTCATATGAAAAAAGAAAGATGGAGCCAACCTCTCGCTACAGTTTGGGATAAATATGAAGAAGCTCGAAAAAAACAAAAGGATTTAACTCCTAAAGAATTTGTTCATCAATGGATGTACTCAGAAATGAGCAATCCTTTGTTACAAAATTTTGTTCAGGCACATATCTTTACTTTTGATATGTTCTATGCAGATTCAATAAAAAAATTTCTTCATCTTTTCTTTGTTGATAGTTCATTGAGAGATTTCTTAATGGATATGCCTATTAAAGATTTTCAAGGATTAACAAGTTACATAATTGAAAATGGGGAACCAGATAAAGGCGGTCAAATCTCTGTACTAGGACATGTTCCTGATGAAAATAGTAAGATTTCAAATTACTGTTTTGGCATCCATATTCCTTATGAAAATAAATATAAAGGTTATGCGTTTAGCTTTACTTATGATTATAATACAAAAGATTTGCTGTTCTGCTTTGCTGTAGGCAATGATACAAGTTATATTACTTTAAGCCATTATGATGAATTATGTAAAAAGAAAACTCCGGATTCTGAAAGAATTTTATAGTATCTGAGACTTGCAATAAATACCATCATTTATATGGATACATTTCCTGGTTGCGTTGTTGATGGCACTCCAGATGAAATCAAAAATGATTACTGTAAAAAAATTACAATTGCTGAAAAAGTCCTGGAATCAACAGGAGATAAATCTGTACGTCCACATTTTAGACGCGGATATTTCAAAAGACTTACATCAGACTTTTATACAAGAATGAAAGGCAAAACAGTTTTCGTATCTCCAACAATGGTTAATGGAGTTTCGAAAACCGTTTATACTGCTGATAACTTAGAAGAGTTTGCAGACTAATTTCAACTATTTTCTTCTTGGTTGTGGTGCTGGCTTTGGAGGTGGAGTTACAGTTTTTCCTCCCTGTGGGCTCGGCTTTTGTGCAGGTTTAGGTGGTGGAGTAACAGTTTTACCTCTTCTTTCAATTTCAGACATTAGTTTATTCTCCCATTAAATTTTTATATGCAAATAAAATAAATGAAGCAAATCCTATAATCAAAAATCCAAAAGCATACCAATTGAAAATTCTTGTAAATAAATCTTGAATTGGTGTCTTAAAAGAATAATCTGGATTTTGATATTGTTTGTCATATTCTTTTATTGCTTTTGAATGAGCATCTCTACTAAATACAAACGAAAGTAAACTTGAAATAATAGAACATACAAACATAATCCAAGAATAAATAAGAATTTTTGGATGTAATATTACACCCTTTGTAATTTTTTCAATAAACAAAAATGACAAACCAAAAGAACCAGTAGATATTGTTAATAAATATTTATCAAGATTATTTGTTTGTTGAGATTCTTGATTATTATATTCTTTCCTTACTTCCAGGTATTCGTTTCTGTCCATATTACTTATAGTTTATTCAAATCCATTGTAATCACTATACCATAATGAATTATAATTCTTTAATAATGCTTAAGAACTCGTCTTTAGTAAAAGTTCCTTCGACAGTTCTTACATCATATACAAGAAAATATTTATATTTACTTCCAACTTTAGATTCCCATAGTCTACCAAGTTCAATTTTGTCTGCTGCATCCAAATGGTCACCTTTTGTTTCAAGAAGAATTATATTTCCTTTTTTTGATTTTATAATGAAATCTGGATAATGGTTAATAAATCCATTTATATAGAAATCTTTCTTTTCACGGTTTCGTGTCCACCATTCAATATTGTCCATATTGGCAACAGAATTTATTACATCAAGCTCAAACCCATTTATTGCTTCTTCTTTATCATAAAGAGATTTCGTAATTGCAGGACAAACTTTAGATATTGGTTTTTCAAGTGGCAATTTCCAGTCACTTTCAGTTAATATTTTATTTGCGGCAAGGTCATGTTTGAATGAGTTTTTTGCATATTCTTTAGATAACTTATTTATTTTTTTCTTTATTGCCATTGAATATGAATAGTCATTTGAAGCAATATCTGTAAATTGTGCATCTGTAAAATCTTCAATTATTTTATCAATGTACTTTTTTATTTCAGCATCTGCTATAGGATACATATTTCCAATATTATCAAATAAAGTACTTGCAAATGCTTCCTTCATTGCTGGCCTTTGCTTTGGATCAGAAAGTAACTTTAATAAATAATCCCTCTGTCTTCCATCAACTTGGGAAAATGAAGGAGTGTTGTCTTTATTAGTTTCACTTAAATCTACTTTATAAATATTTGTTTCACTTAAATTGAACTCAATATTTGTATCACATTTACTTAATTTGAAATTTTCAAGCAAAGTATTTTTATCAAAGATAACAATTTTCTCTTCACCACCAAATAGGTCACCAACATTTTCTTTAGTACAGAATTGTGGTAGTACTAATTCTTTTGCAGATTCAAGGAATGCATCGTTGATTTTTCCTTTCATAATTTGAGACTCCATTTCATTAGGAATAAATACATATCCTTCTTTTTCATGTTCGGTAAGCAAGTTTGCTTCCTGAGTAAACTTCTGTTCTTCTTCACTTGCTCTTTGCATGATGTTAATAACATCATCCTTAATTTCAGATAAAGGTTCAGATTTAGATTCGTTTTGCTGTTGTGCGGAATTAGATTCTGTTTCTTGAACAATAAAGTCTAAATCATCACGTTTATCTATTGAATCAAAAGTTGGTTGTACAGGTTTTATTTGTGATGTTTCTGTACTTGGTTCTTGTATTTCAATTGGATTGGCTACACGATAATCTTTGTCAGTAAATCCAGCAGCATTTAAACCTTTTACAATTTGATTCATTGTAAGTAGAAAGTTATTTGATGAAGTTAAAACATAACTTAAGTTTAGTTCTGATACAGAATGTCTTCTTGTATATGGTAAACGTAGAACTCTACCTAAAATTTGTTCTACATCTACAGTTGAACTTCTATCAGCAAGACTTGCAAGAATGTAAGCAAAAGGACAATCCCATCCTTCTTTTAATGCATTTACTGTAATTATATATTTTACCTTACAATCACTATCAGAAAGATTTATTCCATTTAGTTCATTTTTATCAGAGGTTTTAATTTTTATTTCTTCTTCTGGTATTCCTTTTTTAATAAGAATTTGTTTAATTTTATCATAAGTAGTGTTTTCTTCACCTTTCTTAGGTTGTGCCTGGAATAAAACAATAGGTCGTATATAAGAATCTGTACCAGCATTATAAGCAGACTGTGCTTTTTGCTCTAATTGTTTTTGTAAATAAAGAGCTGTATTTATTACACTATGTTTATCAGGTTGATTAGAAACAATTACAGGCAATTTAATCATATTTGCCTTTTTTAATTCAATTGCTGGTACAAATGAAATAATATTACTGTTTTTTCTTGGTGTTGCCGTTAAATCCAAGACAAAAGATGCATTAAGGTCATTAAGCATTTGTATAGACAAATCAGACTTTGCATTATGACTTTCATCCACAATAACAACAGGATTTAAGGACTGAAGAATTTTCATTACAGAAATAGTGTCTTCCAATGAATATTCATTAATCATTGGAGATAATTTTTGTAAATATCCGTTATCTTCATAAACTTTACGACCATCTTTATTACTGGTTCTAAAACTGTCGTAACTCATAACAAAAATACTTAAATTTTGGTTAAAAGATTCTACAGATATACCAGCTCCATTAAGTAATTCTTGTTTATTGTAAACTTCAACTTTGCCAGAGAAATCAATATCAATTTTCTGTCTGTAGGGGTGTTCAGTGTTTTTTAAGTTGTTTAGTGTTTGTTGAAGAATTGCATCCGATGGTACAAGCCATACTACTGCACGTTTTTTTTCTTTTCCAAAATGGTCAAATATTACTTTCAATGAAGAACATGCTATAAAAGTTTTTCCACCTGCTGTAGGTACTTTCATACATACATGAGGGCAACTTTTTATTGAATTATCATAAGGTTCTATAGTTTCCCCTAATTTTGGCTCTAATGGTGTTCTTTCATGGTTTTCCCAAAAATAGGAATAACTATCTGAAATATTTCTCTTTTCCTGTAAAATATCCATGAAGTGAGATAAGTCATTTAATACTAATGCCTGGTATGATTTTAATTCCATAATAGCACCTTAAAATTTTTGTATTTCGCGTGGTATTTTCTTAAAAACTATATTGTGTTCTTTTAAGAAATTTTCTGGTAATCTACAAACATCTGCATAGATAATGTATTGATCTGCTTTAGTTTTCATTGTGCTAAGAAAATCATAATTTAAACAAGTTTCTTCATTTTTCTTATAGAAAAACCAATATCCAGCTTCATTATGTTTTCCTAAATAATATTCATTGTCATTTGATTTTTCAGTGTTTAATTTTGTATGAGTTTCAGTAAACCACACATATTCACGAATATTTGTAGTATCTACTTTTTCATTTAACAGACCATTAATTAAGAGTGGTTCTCCTAATTCATAATAATTAAAATCTCCACCTGTTCCTTCATTTTCGTTATAACCTTTTATAACTCGTTTTACACGTTCTGAAGTGATAGATTCTGCATAATCCATCATTTCTATTAAAATAAAGTGTCTATTACTACCTTCTTTTTTATTCATGTTTAAAATTGTATGTGCTGTTGTACCGGAGCCTGCAAATGAGTCGAGAATAATAGAATCTTTGTTTGTAGATATTTGAAGGATTCTTTCAATAAGTTCGATTGGCTTTGGAAAATCAAATTTAACTGAATCACCAAGTATTTCTCTAACATCTCTAGAAGCTTTTTTGTTTCCTTCCAAATCAGTCCATAAAGGTGATGGTCTTTTTGTTCTTCCTTCGGCATAATATTTTACATAAGGCCACCAAACTTCTTTTCCATCCTTTTTTGTTTTCTTCCAGTAAATTAAATTTTCTTCAACTGCTTTTAAATATGATTTTTTTTCAAAACGCCATGTACTATCATAGCCTGTTGGTCCTGTAGGATATAAATCATTTCCATCAGGGTCTTTTATAGCATAATATAAATTTGGTCGATCTTCTCTTCTATCATGAGAGCCTGTTTTTCGTAATTGGTCATATGCAAAAAAACCTTTTTCATCTTGATTTTCAAATCGCTTTAAATCATGTGGAGTTAAAGGTATACCCTTAAAATCAAACTCCACAGATTTAGAATAAACAAAAATATAATCAAAAGAGGAACCAAGTCCAGAACTGTCTTGACCTGTTGTTTGTCCAGTTGCACGTACAATTGTTCCTTGATAATTATTATATCCGAAAATTTCATCACAAATTAGTTTTAAGTTAGACTGTTCATTATCGTCTATACTTATAAAGATGGCACCTTTTTCACTCAAAAGTTTATGCAATAGTTTTAATCTTGGATACATCATGCATAGCCATTTGTCGTGTCGTGTAAAATCTTCACTTTCTTTACCAACAACTTCACCAAGCCATTTTTTTATGCGAGGGTCATTTACATTGTCGTTGTAAATCCATCCTTCGTTTCCTGTATTATAAGGAGGATCTATGTAAATACAATCAATCTTGCCTTCATATTCTGGTAAAAGAGATTTTAATGCTTCTAAATTATCTCCATGTATAATTTTATTTTCAGAGTCTTTAGCTTTTCCATCAGCTGAAAATGTATAAGATTTTTTTAGTACTTTAAAAGGTACTTCCAAATGGTGATTAACAACTTTCTTTTTTCCAATCCAATCTAATGTAGGCATTTTCCCACCCAATTTTTAATTTTAATTAATTATTATATCATGGATTGGATAAAAATTCATCTTAAATTCTATATTCATTTATATCCCAGAAGTCACAGCCAAGCACCTTTGCCGCATTAATAGCACCTTTAACAAGGTAGATTTCATTATTCACATTATCTGTGGTAATAAGCCTGTCAGTAAAAAACAGTTGCTTAATTCTGGCATACCATAAAATCATGTATGCTCTAATGTATGTAGAAAGAGCAATAAAGAAGCTCTCGCTTTCCCAAAGTATGTAGTTTTTGTCACTAATAAGAAACCAGTTTGAATTGCAGTGTTTAACCATTCGTTTATGTTCCGCGTCTGTTGTAATGGCTTCACTATAAGCAAGTATTTCGCCTGTTATTCGTTCCAAGTCATAATAATTAAACATTTTCCATTGATAGTTAATTCGTTCTGCTTTATCAAGAATCTTTAAGATTTTGTCATAGTATTTAGGGTTTTCAAGCTGTCTTGCATATTTAGCAAGCTGTTTATCATAGTTTCTCATATTCATTCCTCACAAGTAATTCTCAGGCTGATTGTGTTTTTCTTTACGCCTGTTACTTTAAGATAAATCCAGTTCTTTCCCTCATATTCATTAATCAATCTTTCAATGGCTCGCTCATAACGCCAAAGTTCAATATTTTTATTTTCGTTATCCTTTTCAAGATTGATTTCTATTCCCACCGCAAAAACTGTATTCCCAATAATTCTGTCCTTCTCGTCATATTCTGCTTCATCCATTTTCAAGCTGAAAGAAGGAAGTCTTTTACAGTCTTCGTTTAATTTTGAATTGTAAAATTCCTTTAATATAATTCCGTCGTTTTTCTCCTCATTGATTTTCTGAATATAAACTGGAAGCTGCTCAATAAGCATTTCTTCCAGTTCCTTGTATACATCTTCAAAGTTTTTCATTTATAAACTTTTCCTTTTGTATATATCCAAAACATTCTGAATATCTTTTGGAATAGTGATTTCAGAATCGCTGGTTTCATAATTTATCTTTTTATAAAAGTCGCTTTTCTTAATCAGGAAGATCTTGATTAAAGCTTCTTTCAAATCTGCCGGCAATGTGTCAGATGTAAAGCCAGCATTATAATTTAAGAAAACTACGTGTCCTTCGTACTCTGGTGAAATAAAGAAGATTGTTCTTCTATTAATTACACAGTTAGGCACTTTCTGTTTTGTATTCATATCTATGATGTTGACCATCTCTGTTATGTTGTATTGTTTTGTGAATACTTTACTGTCTAAAACTGTTTGCAGCTCGTTGTAGTTTTTGTCTTTCAGTTCATAGCCGAGTATGTTTTCAACAAGTGTAAGAGTTGCATTAAAGATAAGTTCGTCAGTCGCAAGCTCTGTCGCTTTAAGCTCTAATATTTTCTGCAGTTCTTCAAAGGTAAATGGATTCATTCGTCCTCGCATTAAAAAGCGGGGCTAAGGCAATTATAACCTACGTTCAGTCAAATACAAGGCCAAGCCCTTCGGGTGCTGCGCAGCCTTGCATTTGCCTTCACTTCGGTTATTTGGATTTCGCCCCCGCTTTCCAAAGGCAAATATATATTTGCTTTTGGTAGTCTAGGTTTCTGTCTCAAGCCCTGTGCATTAAGCAGTGGCAGTCTTGAGAAGAACCATATTTTTCTTCGGTCGGGTTACCAGGAAGCCGTCACGCTTTCTGAAACGCATAAAGAGTTCACCATATTCAAGTGATTCTGTTGTTTCATCGAAACGCTTGATTTCAATTCCTTTGCGGTTGCCGTGTATGATTCTTTTTGGATTCATAAAGATGGCAATTGCGCTATCAGCTTCGAGGTCTGCAAGCTGTGGAAGGAGACGGCTTTCTACAACGTCATAACCGTCAATGCGTCCTGGCATTGAATCACCTGGCTTTCTCCAGATTGGATTTCCATTGTCGTCCTGAATGTTTGCAATGTGGTTGAGAACTGTTTCGTTCAAGAACCATTTGCAATACTTTCTTTCTTCCGGCTCAACTTTGAGCTCTGCAGCTCTGAAGTCGAGGTAAGAAAGTTTTGATTCATCTGTGCTCTGGATTCTTGATACTTCTGCATTATCAATATTCATAGCACCTGTGAATGGGTCATCATCAGCGGTAAGACACTGGCGGTCAAATTCCTGTCCGTAAGCTTCAGTGAAGTCTTCCAGGAACATCTTTCCAAGGTCTACAAAAACATCTTCGCCAAACTCGTCGAAGAATGGAACATATCCGGCCAAGGTATAAGCTTTGAGCTCTGTACGTGTTGGCATGTTTGATTTTGTAGCATCGATTTTCTGACCGTAAGAAGTCAGCCATTTAAGTTCGATTCCACCACGGTCACGCTCTGGAATAAAAATTGAAGGACCGTTCATTGGTCTGTGGGTTACGAGATTCATCATTACAGACTGCTTTTCTGCTTCCTGCATGATTGTCTCTTCGTAAATCGGATTGATAAGGAACTGGTCATTATTGGCAAGATTGCCAATTGGTTCGCCGAGGACGGCTTTGGATGGAACAAAACCTTTTCCAGTTTCCCAAGAAAAGTCTTTTGGATTGTTCCATTTTTCAGCTCTGATGTTCGGACAGAATTTCAGCTTGCCCAAAGTTTCATGGTCTTTGTTCCAGGCGGCGCACAAAGCTTTACCAAGATTGTATTCCACATCACGCAAAGAAAGCTGCTCCATTTTTGTGTCAGCCTGTTTCATTGCTTCACGGAAATTCTTGATTGCATCCTTACAACCCATAATTTCAGAAGTTGTTGCATCCTCAGTATCTCCAAGAATCTTCAACATCTGTTCTGTGATTTCCTGCTGTTCCAGGAAATATTTGTTGATTTGCTCAACAGTTGCAGCTTCACTAGGAAGGTTGGCTTTCATATTGTCCAATCTTTTGTGAAGGGCTAAAATAACTTCATTCATCGTCTAACCTCCGTTTTGCGTTACCGATGATTTGAGGAAGAACTGTTCCAGCAGTGCTTCCTCTTTTTTATGCACTTCTAAGCTCGTGCCAAGCCCATCCGTAATTTATCGTAAAATGAACATTCTTCATTTTGGATAACTCTTTCAATTTCAAGTCTTTTAGTCGGTACATTCATTGCAAAAGGATTTGCCGGAACACAACAGATAGAAAATTCCAAAAGCTCCTGTTTACGGAAGATACAGTCGCAGTCGCGGTCATGAGCTTCCAAAAACTCAAGTTCATCAACACGAAAACCAACAGAACCGCAGCGAAGAACTCCGGCTTTTACTCTCTGGCCAATGCTCCATCCAAATTCGTCAAAGTCCTTATCGTTAAAGACAATATCGCCTTCGAGCTGATTTTCAGCTTTGACATTTTTTGCAATGCCGATTGCCGGAATGGTGTAGTCATGGCTCCAGAGGACCACAGGATTCATAAGATAGTTTTTCAGATCCCAGCCGCTCTGATCTACTTTTTCAAAATCACGGTCTGTATCAAATGTAGACATAACCCAATGGAAGTTTTCTTTTTCAACATCCACAGATTTGAATACTTCGACCTGAGCCGAAACTTTTCCTGAATGTGTATTGTCCTTTAAGAAAGACAAAAACAAATTTCTGTTTTTTGAAAACTGTTTGTTTTCAACGCCATCAATTTTTACTAACAATTCCAGCTCCTATAATTTATTTTCTCAAGCTGTCTGTTTAGGACAGCGAAATCATTCATAGATTCACAACCGATTTTGTTTTTCAAACGGTTTATATGTGTTCTTAGAGTATCAACAGGCATATCAAGCAAACCGCCGATTTCTTTTGGAGCTTTTCCTTCACCAAGATACATTCCAATCGCAAGTTCAAGCTCGGTAATTTCAGAACAATACTTGCGGTTTCTAAGATGCTCATTACTATCCAACGCATTTAAAACATCTTCAGGGAAGTATGTTTTTCCACACAGGATGTTACGCATAATCTTTATAAACTCATTGTAGTTTTCAATGTTGCTTATAAAGCCATCAACCTTAAGGTCATAAAGACGAAGTCCAAAGAATTGTGAACAGATAACTTTATGTTCACAGAAGAAAATACGGAGCTTCTGGTTATAAATCCGCAAAGCTTTAATTTTGAACTTCAATACATAACTGAGAAAGTATTTATCAAAAAACACAATGTCATCCTCAGCGCTCTTCAAATGATAAAGAATGTCTTTATCACTCGAACCATCAACAATCTGCAGCGCAGGGTTCGCTGCACGAACACAATGTCTAATAATCTCCTTTGTGACTTCATCACATGTCGAAATAATCACTTTTGTCATAGTTTTTTCACTCTCTTTTATACTTTTTCACTGGAAGATTCATTCACAGGTATTAGAGTGGAAGGTCTAAACCAGATATCCCCCCACGGTTTTTCCTTTTCGCCTCTTGCTCTCAAAACATCGTTTATGGTTTTAAGACCTGCGTTTATCTCCGCAATGTCTCTATTGCTTTGAGCATCCTCGCTCTCTTGCAATTCCGGTATTGAATTAAGATTAAAAATACCTTCGTAAGGTAAATTAAATCTTCTGAAAAACTGCACTTCCAGAATCTGTTCAAAGTTTCTTAGAAGCGGAATCAAAGTAAAGTTCCAGAATGCACGGTGCTGGCTGTCAGTGTCTGTACCGCTCAAAGAACTTTTTGAATCCTGTATATTTGCAACGCGGGGTGGTATTCCGTATTTAGCAAGCAAAGTATACAAGTTCCATTTTTTCATATCGTAAAGCTTCAGAACATCAGGGCTGAAAGTCAGCGGCTGATATTCTGTTCCTTTACCCAACACCGCAACACGGTTTTTCATTCCGTGGCCATATTTGGAATCCCAGGTTCTTGCAAGAATCTCGGCTTCCGTCTCTGTTAATACCTGGTCTGTTTTTAATAAACCTTTTGGAACACCTCCTTCTTTCAAAAGACCTGTATTCTGCTTTGACGCTAACAGGTCTTGTTCCACTTCAAGTCCTAAGCTCACAAGTGGACTAACGCCTCTGTATTCATTCCATGGGTTCCAGTCCTTAAAATGAATCAGTTCATCAGGAAGAATGAAAATAGGCTTTCCGCTTCCTCCGTCTGTATACACCCATTTTGTTACTTTGCCGTCGTTTACGACGTGCTGCATATTTCTTGGATTCAGGATGTAGATTTCTTTGGGAATCCCGCAGACATAATCTTCACCAAACCACCAGAATGCTTCGCCGTCCAAACTCCACCAGGCACAAGTCTGTTTCCATAAGTCAAAACGGCTTAATGTTTTATTCGGATAGCGGAAGAGTTTTGCAACATCGTTATCCGTAACAGCTCCGCCGCCTTTCCTTATCTCAAACTCCGCTCTTGCCACATTACGGGCAAGAATATCCACACACACCGAAGCCCAGGAATGTTCAAGATAAGGATCTGTACAGGCTTTCTTTTCAGGCACCGCAAAGTCTTCAGAAACATCGGCGTTATTCACTTCGTTCATGCTTCTAAGCTTTTTCCCCCTGAAGAAGAGAGACTTTATTTTCATAACAAAATCCCCATATATATAATTGTTTTCGATATGCGATTTTAGGCAGTCATTTCAAAAAAAATTTTCACTTTTTTGAAAATTCCTTAAAATAATCACTATACAAATTGCCTATACAGTAATTATCGCCTTATTTCATCACAATTCCGCCCATACACGGACTAAAAATTGCATATCTCATTGCATCCATGTAATGGTCGTTTACCTTTACAATCTGGTTGTTTTCATCCCTCGCATAATCCCAGATTTCACCAAGAACGCCGGTACAATCTTTACAGACAAAGAACTGGCCGCGCTCAATTTTCGCTATAATAAAATCAATTCCTGCATCCACGCTATTGTTCGCTTTTACGCCTCCCGGAACTTCCTGTATGCGCTCACCGCCGGCAGGGTCGCAGTAAGTTACAAAGCTTTCATCGTACCAGCCTTTAGCAGTCTGATTCTCAACGCTTGTTTTTGTTGTTATGTTAAAGCCGCCAAAATCAGCGATAACATAAACCGTTTCTCCAACCCAGCCAATTTTCACAGCTGCAATATGAAGTCCAAAGTCCTGTCCGCCAGTGTAACGGTCAAACTTTTCAGGAAGCTTGTCACGAGTAAGAATCATTGTTTCTTCAAACTTCTCGTAAACGCTTCCTTCCGGCTTCACCCAAAGACCATCACGGAATCTCGCTTTCTGTTTTTCCGGCATGTTATCCAGAATGTCAGAAATGTAATCCGCGTCTAAGTTTTCAGCATTATCCGCAGGGTTCAAAACCGCAGAAACATACAGGTCAGGCTTGTTCAGTTGCTCGTCAGTTCTCGGCTCAATCTTTCGAATAAACACCTTGTAAGCCCAATGCATAGGGCTACATGGGTTGCAGTCATAGAAAAACTTATTCTTACAGCCTTCAACCTTCATCGCTAATCGCGAGTAGGCAGTAGTAATTGCAGAGTAAGAAATCTGGCTTACTTCGTTAAAGTAAATCGTCACATATTCGTGACCCAAAATCCTGTCTACCTGTTCTTTGTCACCAAGGCCGCCAATCCATATTTCAGAACCATTCCAAAGTTTTATAACTCCGTCGTGTACGTTGGCTTTATAATTTGCTGCCCCGATTGTTTTATTCAGCCATGGAAGTAAAGTTTCATGAAGTACAGAGCTTCTGGCATCCTTCGCACGAAAGCGGCAAATTAAATGACGGCTTCCAGGATAAACACACGCACGGAAAATTATTGCCATTACAAGAACGGTAGTTTTTCCCGAACGCGAACCGCCAAAAAGTAGAATATGCTTTGCAGAACTTTTCAAAAGTTCCAGAGCTTTTTTCTGTACTTCCGTCGGCTTAAAAACTTCTTTCGTCATACGCCCTTAAACGAATCAACGAAGCTTATAGCAAGTTCGCCTTGTACAGGTGCTTTGCCAGCTTCTTTGTCCGCTCCGGTTATAAACGAATCCAGCTTTGCGGAACGCTCAAGCAAATCCATTGCGCCATCCGCATCCAGCTTTTCAGGTTCAAGAGTTTTAAGGCGTTTTGCCACAAGCTCGTCAAACCCGTTAAGCATTTCCATCTGTCTTTTGCGGCGTTCAACTCGTTCCGCTAAAAGCTCTCTTTCTGTTTCCTTTGCGATGTATTCATCATAAGCAGCGGCTCGCTCATTCCACCGATAAAGCCGTGCATATCGAGCCCAGGAACCATATTTCTTAGGCTCAATTCCGTTCATCTCCATACAAGCCTTAATGCTTCGCTTGTAACCCATAGCACGAAACAAACAGAAAGCTTTAAAAGCCTTGGGAGGCTCGCTACTCAATCTTTTCTCCCAAGACTGTAAAGCTTCTGTCTTTTCTGAATTAAGTTCACTGTTTATGTTTGCGGATGTCTCAACAGTGTCCTTTTCTCCCACGCCTAAAACCTCCTTTGCCTGATTATTTGTTTACAACAACCTGGCATGGAACAACCATTGTTCCAAGCCAGTTGAATAAATCTGTTTTTCTGAAAATTATGTGTCTGCCCATATTCACATGCGGAATCTTGTTCTGACGAGCAAGGATGTAGATATAGTTAGTGCTGAACTTCAAATAAGCCGCAGCTTCTTCAACCGAAAGTAAGTCAAGGTTTTCTTTTTCGTTCTCTGCCATAGTTTTCTCCTCGGGCTTTTCATGCCAGAGGAAAAAGGCATAAAAAAAGCCACAACATTTTCTGTTATGGCTTAATGATACAGTCGAAAGACAGTGCGGGAAGGTATATGTTTTCTAGACCTATTGGTATACGTTTTCTAGACTTTTTCGAACTTTTTTCTCACTCAAAAAGAGTAAAAGGCAGTATAATGTCAGTATGAGTTTAAAAATATATCGCGGCGACCTTACAAAATCAGAAACAGATGCAATCGTAAATGCAGCAAACAGTTCACTTCTTGGCGGTGGAGGTGTAGATGGCGCAATCCACAGAGCCGCAGGACCAGAGCTTGTTCAGGAATGCAGAGAATTACACGGCTGCAAAACAGGTCAGGCAAAAATCACAAAAGGCTACAAGTTAAAAGCAAAACATGTAATCCACACAGTAGGTCCAGTCTATTCAGAAGACCGTGCAGAACTTTGCCGCGAACAACTCACAAGCTGTTACAAAAACTCACTCGAACTTTCAAAACAAAACAACTGCAAAAGCGTTGCTTTTCCGCTAATCAGTGCAGGTATATACGGCTATCCAAAATACGAAGCAATCGATGTTGCTATCGAAGTGCTCAAACAGTACGAATCAGAAATGGATCTGAGCCTCGTACTGTTCGACGTTGAAGCCTGTGACATAGCACAAAACAATTATCCGGAACTCTGGCAAAACTAAGCTGAAAGATACTTTGCCCAGGCATCGCTCATAACCGTTCGCATATTATTAAACTTCTCCTGTGTCTCATGGTCAGCATAATGGTCAGTCATCTTTCCGGAACGGTGTCCCATAATTGCCATTACAGTTTCCTTGTCAGCTCGCTGTTTCAAAATCGTACAGCAGAAATGTCGCAAGCTGTGGAAAACAATATTTCGGTCTTTGCGTTCTGCTTCGCTAATTCCAATGTGTTCAAGAGCAATATAAAAAATGTCAGCGTAATAACCTGGAGTAATCGGCATATTAAAATCTTTTACAGACCAGAATACATAACTCAAATCGCCATAGCCCGGGTTTTCTCTAGCATGGCTTAAAAGCTGCAAGGCCAGTGAATGTTCAATCGGCAGGTCGCGTGTATCTTTGTTTTTGGTGCTCTTAAGTCCGTCCATCTCGCTAAAGCTGTGTCGCACGTGCAGCATGTTTCCAACGTCATCAATATCGCAGACTCTCAAGCCGCTAATCTCTCCGGCACGTAAGCCGTAGAAAGCTGCAACCTTAAAGGCAAGCTTTGCAGAATCGTTTTCCCAATCCAAATCCAAAAGCTCTTTTACTTCATGTTCGGTTGGTATACCGCGTTCAGCGTTATCAGCCTTAAAGCGTTCAATTCCCTCAAGAGGGTTGGTCTTAATTTTCTTCTGTGCCAAAAGGGTCTTAAAACACTTGTTCGCCATGTTTATATTTTTGTTTACAGTCTCGCTTGCAAGTTCCTTTTCGTCATGCAAAAAGAAAAAGAAGTCGTCTAGTTCTGTAAGCTCTAAATCCTCGATGTAAGAATCTTTGCCAAAATATGGCTCCCAGTAATTGCGTACAAACGAGCGCATACAAAAGGCGTGTTTTCTGGAAATCGTATGACCGTGCGCCATAGTTCGCTTAATAAATTCCGAGTTGTCATAATCCCAGAAGTTATCAAGAGTGGCACAAAGTAAATGTTTTTTTTGTGGTGCCTCAGAAAGAGAAGCCGTCTTAACAGGCTTTTTATTTACAACGAATACTTTCTTAGGGCGAGGAACTTCAACTGCTTTTTCAACCTGTGCAGCTTCATCTACCGGAACTTCAACAGGTTTAGGACTAGGAGAGCTGTTTAGATCTAAATTAAATTTCTTGGAAATCATCTCAACAACTTTCAAGGCATCAGTTTCGGAAAGGTTGTCAATAAAGCTAATCAGCTTTGCCGAAGTTGTTGAAGTTTTGGAATTATTAAAAGCATGGGAATTGCCGCGTGCATCCGGCGCACCGTTGTACAACCAGTCGTATGCTATTCTAGTTGCTTCATCACGGTCTTTTGAGTGGGTACTTTTTCCGTACCCCTGAACACCTGTTACCGGGTCAACAAAATGTACTCGGTAATAACCACAAGAATTTTTCGAAAGGTAAAACTGACGCAT